TGTGGCCCGAATAAGTGGTTACCAGTGTATACTGCATCGTGAGGTGCACGTCGTGAGGCGTCCGAGTCGGGTAACCGGCTGCCTGTGAGGGCTGGCGGAGTGTACATCGTCCCGAAGGTTGAAAGCACCTTTGTTGCAATTGTGCCTAGCACAATGAGTTGCTTATCCCTCTTCGTTCTCCATTAGAGAGCGTCTGCGCATGGTATGCGCACATCTCAACATGGGAAAACCGGTTGGACACTAATGGCTGTAAGGCCAGACTCCTGGGTTAGGGAATCCCATAGGAGCCACCCCCGAAGAGGGACCACACGAGCTGTTCACTCGACTTTGTGGTAGTTGTTTATGTGTCACACCGGTCTACTAGATCCTGAGATGTTTTAAGCCTCGTGGTTAGACCCCATGATTCCACACGATCAGTGGTGGATGTCCATTCAACCTTAGCCTGCTTATGTCTGCGGCTGAACCACCCTCCCACAGTGAGGTGGTCGAAACACTTGTAAAGAGTGCTAGACCTGGCCAGCCGCAAGTTAATAATAACCAGAAACCCGTCCCGAAAGGACCGTCAGGCGAAAGAGCTACCACACCGGGGGTTACGAATACCGGTAGAGGAAGATCAAGTTCCTCGAAGTCGACGAAATCGTCGAATGAGGGCAGGGGACAGCACCCCGCCCAAAAGCGTCAGTTCAAACGGAACAAAGGCAAGGCGACGGATTCCCTCATGGAAGCCATCGAAGAGCAGACCGATGCAGCCAACGAAGAAGCGGAGAAGCTCGAGCAGGAGCAACGTGATAAGGACAAGCTTGAAGAGCTTCTCTTTCATTACGCCCGCATCGTCGGTGGTGTGTATTCGGATAGTACCTACCTCGCCAATAGCACCGATTTGTATCTTTTTGAGGACCATCTGGACCTCTTCAAGAAACTGGATCGTCCCAAGTACCGTAGTCTGGCCGTTGCTTTTGCAGTGGCCAAAGCCAGTCTACGACTTGATCGCGCACATCAACCTTATCGTGATGGCACCAGCCAGCAGCTGCTCCATAGCTTGCTTGCCAGTGCCTTCCGTGATCTCAGGGTTGGGGACGCTGACGCTATGCTCTGCATCGAAGAGGCTCGAGCGGTATACCGAGCCGGTTACCGCACGCTTGCCGATGCAGCAATTCCTGAACGATTCGACCAATATGGGGCAGTACCAGAGCCTCCGGTCGAAGTGAAGGTCCCACTCACGTGGAAGGAGAAGATTGAGGGCTACCTCGGTCCAGTCGATAGGGTGTTGACGACGTCAGCGCTCCTCGCGAATGTGATCACAGGCGGTTTCGCAGCCTACAAGATTCTCGTGGGCAAGGGTAAGGGTCTCGGACCCGCCCCTGTCCCAAAGCACCATTAGGGCTGCCTAAGGTACATTCGTCCCATTGCTAGCGTGCGTAGATCAGGCGCCGCTTTTCCTGAAAATACTAGGAGCAGTGGTTTGGTGACGGATGTGCCTTTAGGTGGTCCTGCGCAGTTACCTAAGCAGCGCTACCCCCAACTCACGGGTATGAGTCTATCGAGACCAGTTTCAATTTACCAAAATGATCTGTCTGTCCTCCTTGACTCTGTCCTCACCCGTGTTTTCAACCACAAGGTTGATGGGGAGTGGCGCCCTATTGCTGAGTTCCGCCCGAAAAGCAAAGCATTTTCCGTGCTTGATACGTTTCTTGAACAGCTCGTGGTAGAGCCAGTTCGTCCCATGAGCAGAATTGAATTCTTGCAGCATTGTCCTAAGGACAAGATCAAGCTGTACCAAGATGCCGTGGAGAGCCTAATAACGAAACAAGTATGTGAAGAAGATGCGTTTGTAAAGCCATTCCCGAAGGTTGAGAAGAGCCTGAAGGATGTGTACAACGGTGAGTTCCCCGATCCCAGGGTGATCCTCCCGCGTACGCCGCGATACAATGTTGAGTATGGCCGGTTTATCTGTGCTATTGAGAAGAGGATTTTTCAAGCAATCGACAACCTAATGCCAGGCAGGCGGACGGTGATGAAAGGGTTGAATGTGGTGGAGGTCGCAGCTGTATTTGCTGAGAACTGGGCTTGCTTCGGCGACCCTGTTGCGGTACAACTCGATGCCAGCCGCTTCGACCAACACGTCAGCGTCGCTGCAATGCTATGGAAGCATCGCGCTTATCGTAAATTCTTGGACATGAACGAGGAGGAGTTCAAGCTATTCTCGTGGTTGTGCCGACAGCAATTGTCGACGACCGCGAAGGCTAAAGATAGGGATCACAAACTCCGATTTAAAAGCAAGGGCGGACTGTGCTCAGGTGACATTGATACCTCTGCCACAGCCGTCCTCCTCGTTTGTGCTATGTTCTACACTTTCCTTGAGAAGGCAGGTGTTGACTACCGTTTTGTCGACAACGGAGACGATTGTGTCGTCATCATGGACAGGTTTAGCCTTTACGTGTTTGACGATTTGTCCGGTTTCATGGAGGAACTGGGCTTTCTGTACCGC